CGACCAACGAAAACGTCGGAACCGGCGGTGGACTGACAACTGGCAACGGTACAACCGCGCGCACCGACGGTACTCAGCGCGACTTCACCGAAGCCATGCTGAAAGACGCGATGCAGCAAGCATTCGTCTCCGGCGGTCAGCCAACAATCCTCATGGTGGGACCACACAACAAGACGGTCGTATCAGGGTTTGCTGGTATTGCGGCTCAGCGTTACATGGCGCCAAGCGACAGCCCAACGACAATCATTGGTGCGGCAGACGTTTACATGTCTGACTTCGGCACCTTGAATGTGGTTGCAAACCGCTTCTCGCGTGAACGCGATGCGTGGCTGCTAGACCCAGAGTATGCATCTGTATGTTACCTGCGTCCGATCCAGAACGTAGAGCTCAGCAAAACCGGTGACGCCTCCAAGTCTATGGTTATCGCGGAGTTCGGCTTGAAGGTTCTCAACGAAGCGGCACACGCCGTCGTGGCAGACCTCAACGTATCATAAGTCTAAGCGGGGCGGCTTCGGTCGCCCCGTTACTTTGGAGATAGGCATGAAGAAGCGTTTATTTGGCCACGATCCACTTACTGGCGTCACAGAGTATTGGCACGTCACGGATAAGGGAGAGTACGTCATTGAGAAGATACAGGACGTTACGTCAATTGTTGAGGCGAACAAACGCCAATACAATGAGGCGCCGCAAAAATACGGCGACATGAATAAGGTGGCGTCAATTCCTCTTTCAGTGTATTATGAGCTCAAACGCCAAGGGATTGCCGACGATCCAAAGGCATTTAGGAAGTGGCTGAATGATAGCAATAATCAGGCGTTCAGAACGCGATTAGGCACGCTGTAATGAAGCTACATTATAGACAGCCGTCAAGGAGATAGGCATGGCACTAACAACATATGCAGAGTTAAAGACTGCAATTGGGGATTGGTTGAACCGCGCCGATCTCGACCAAAAAATACCTGACTTCATCAGCCTCGCGGAGAGCACGCTAAACGACGTTTTGCGGCAAGCTGATATGATCACACAGTCAACCGGCGTTACCATTACGTCTGGTCGGGCAACCCTACCAGCGGATGCGCTTGAGGTTGTTTATGCGCAGGTTGGATCTACGGAAGACGAACCGCTGGAGCAAATTTCTCCACAACAACTTACGATGCTCCGCAGAACGCGCACCCGCGACGCCGCAAACCCGCGTTTCTTTGCAATAATTGGACGCCAGATTGTAGTTACTCCGACACCTGCGTCTGGCACTTTGGATATTGACTACTACCAGCGCATCCCAACGCTTGTGGGTGGATCTGAAAGCGGGACAAACTGGCTTTTGACTGACGCGCCGCACGTTTACTTGTACACAAGTTTATTGCATGCAACGCCATTCCTGATGGACGATGCGCGCTATGCGGTTTTCCAGAACACTGTGTCCCAGCAAGTCATGGCATCCGTCAAGTCTCAGCAAACTCTATCTCTTGATGATATGAAGTCAGCGGGCTTTAGCCTACGGGCGCCAACTGATCTTGCCGCGCAGGCGATGGACGCAAAAGCCGCTGTCAGCAACGCTGCAAATAACATGTAAGGTGCGCAATGCCGTCTACTTATTCAGAGCTAAAAGACCAAGTTATAAACTTCCTAAATAACATGGCGGCAGAGCAAACTGTTGACACGTTCATTGACTTGGCAGAGGCAGACATGTCGCGTCGCGTGCGCCATTGGCGCATGGAAAAGCGTAGTACGGCAAATCTGGACACGCAATATAGCGCTCCGCCCACTGACTTTTACGAGCCGATCAGGCTTAGTATTACGAGCGGCAACACACACCGCTTGGAGTTGGTCAGTCAGGGCGAGATGATGGACAAACGGATGCGCGGATTAAACACTGCCGCGCGTCCAAAATACTACGCTTTAACAGATGGTACGATTGAGGTGTATCCCACGCCGGATACAACATATACCGTGGAAATGGTGTATTACTCAAAAATTGTTCCGCTGGATAACATTAACACAAGCAACTGGCTGCTAACATATTTTCCAGATGCCTATCTTTACGGTACGCTTATGCACAGCGCGCCATACTTAGGCGAAGATGCCAGAATGCAGGTTTGGTCTGCGTTGTACGAAAAGGCAATTGATGGTATTAACGCAGACAGCGATAAGGCAAAATTTGGTGGCTCCGGCCATCGCATAAAAATAAGGAGCTACTAACATGGCAAGTCTAGGAGATCGTGTTTTTGATGCGGGCCTTAATACCCTTGATACTGAAGCAAACAAAATCACAATCACTTCACAAGAAGCCACAACCTATACGGAAGCTAATGCCACATATTCTTTAGGCTCTAGCACGTCATTGTCGATAGGCGCACCCTCCGACCGTTCCGGCGGTGGCCGTGAGGTAACTGTGAGCGCAATCTCTGATGGCAGCGTGTCAGGGACCGGAACCGCGACGCATTATGCGATTGTGGATACAGTAAATTCTCGTTTGCTTGCAACAGGCAGCTTGAACGCTCCTCAATCGGTAACGAGCGGAAATACATTTACGCTTGCAACTTTTAAAATTGGCATTCCTGACCCAGCATAAGGGGTAAATTATGGCGCTCATTATAGCTGACAGAGTTTTTGAAACTACCGCAACAACAGGAACAGGAACCTATACCTTAACAGGTGCTAAAACTGGGTTCCAGTCCTTTGCGGCTGTTGGTAATGGTAATACGACTTATTATGCCTGTACGGATGGGGTGGATTACGAGGTCGGCCTTGGAACCTATACTGCGTCAGGGACTACGCTTGCGCGTACTACAATCATTGAAAGCTCCAACAGTGACGCCGCTGTAAATTGGGGCGCTGGGGAAAAGAGTATTTTTGTCACTTTGCCAGCAAGTAAGACTTTATTGCTCGACGCCAATGATGACGTTACTCAAGATGGCGACCTTACTGTCACGGGAAATCTGACCGTACAAGGCACCACCATTACCGTAGACAGTGCTACAGCGCAAAATATTGTTCTTGGTGACAACGATAAAATGACCTTCGGCGCAGGGTCTGACCTACAGATTTACCATGATGGGTCTAATAGTTTTATCAGCGATCAAGGCACTGGTAATTTAAAAATACTTGGGGCTGGTATTGTTTTAAAGGATGACGCCGATACAAACGCATTTGTGAATTGCATTGCGTCAACTGGACAAGTTGACCTCAGATATGCAAATAATGTGAAGCTAAAAACGCTCTCCACAGGTATTGACGTAACTGGCACTGTCACGGCTGATGGGCTGACTGTGGATGGGAATGGGTCACTACTAACGCTAGACAACGGCTCAAACCCTGCAACGCTTTCTAACATAAATGGTAATGTGACTCTTGATTTTGATACCATAAATGCTGGTCGCAATTACATCATTCAAGGGAACAACTTAAACGTCTTTAAGGCATCTAACGGTGGCGACATCAGCTTCTACGAGGACACAGGCACCACGGCAAAACTAACGTGGTCAGCCGCTGATGAAGAACTACAGCTTGCCTCTGGCGTTGCCCTAGAACTCAACGGCTGGACAATTACTGAAAGCGGCGGCTCCCTTTATTTCGCCACAGGCGGCACAAACAAGATGAAACTGGACGCATCAGGCAACCTTCAGGTGGTCGGTAACGTCGAAGCAAACGCAACCATTAGCTAATAGGAGTATCCGAAGATGGCTATTAAGATTGCTGGCACAGAGGTTATCAATGATAATCGTGAACTGGTGCTTGCTAAACTCACAGAAATCAATTCGTCTATCGCAGACACAGCCGTAGACGTGTTCGTGTACGACACCCGCAAGGACAGCGATGGCGGTGCATGGCGTAAGCGCACACAGCATACCTCTTGGTATAACGAAACCTTGAACACTGCCACCCGTGGTAGCCGTAAGGAGTTCCCTGCGGTTGCTGTGATTGTGGCTGAGAGTAATCAGGTTACGATCTACGATGGTGATGATCCTGATCTACCTATGTGGGCAGTTCTTGATATTAACTCAACATTCTACAGCGTTTTTGCTCTTAACGGATTTGTTTGCGTAGGCACTTCTGGTGGCGTTAGTATCTGGGGTTTTGTTGATGAAACACTGTTGCGTTATGTTACGTCTGGGAAGCAATCTCAGCTATGGACTAGGGATGTAACAGGTTCAAACTTTGTTACTATTGATGCAACGGCTGGAATCGTAAACAACACAGTCAACGACGTAGCCATGACCGTGCTACCCAACGCCCCGATTGATGCAGCTACGGGCTTACCTGTGCCTACGATTGCAGTGGCGACTGATAATGGTGTTAGTGTTATCAAGGATGATGGGACTGTTGTTGATGGGGTTTACCTTGGCGGCAGTGCTGATAGCCATACAGTCGCACTAAGCAGCAACGGTAAGATTGCTTGGACACACGAAAATGGGCCGTATTTCCTTGGCGAAATTTGGTCAGCGGATTGGACTGAAGGCACGGGTTCTAATGTTGGAGGAGATATCAATGGTGGTATGTTTTACCCAGCAGCCAGCACTAGCCATTTGTCTTCCGTAGGGCTTAACACAACTTGCACAATAGATGCGGCGGGTAGCTCTGCGGGCTTAACTAAAGTACATGTGGCTGATGGAGAGGGTGCTTTCTTAAACGGCATGGTTAATTTCATCACCTCAGACTACAACACAGGCTGGATGAACGGCGCAATCAAACTAGCCACCCTGTCCGACACGGATGATACTGACGTTACTGGCAGTGAGTTGGTGACGAATGGTACGTTTGATAGTGATATATCTGGATGGTCGCAAACTGGAAGCGGTTGGGTTTATGGAACAAACAATGTTACCAACACGACAGGTGGTAATGGCGAACTCTTGCATCAATCTATTACTACGGTTGCAGGAAAAACATATGTCTTGTCATATGATATAGTTTCATTCAATGGGACTGCTGTTCAAACTCAGATTAAAGATAGTAGTGTTTTTGGAACTACGCTAGCTACTCAAGATTTTAGTGCTGTTGGTACACATACTTTAACTTTTACTGCAACATCAACCACGTCTGTCATTCGCTTTGGCGATTATTTCACAAGCGCAACATTAGACAACATCTCAGTACGCCTAGCCGAAGAAGACCGCAGCGTGAACGGCAATGGCTTACAGGTGTTTGGCACTGTGACCAAGAACCCTGTGGCTACTGGTGCTGATCTGGTGGCGTATAGTGGGTTTAACGCAAGCAACTATCTGAAACAGCCGTATAATAGCGACTTAGCACAGGTAGGTACTGGCGATTTTTGCATCATGGCATGGTTAAAACACAGTGATGCGGATGCGTACATTATATCTATTCACCGCCCTGATGGCGTAGGAAACAACAGATATGCCTTAGAAGTACCCTCATCGGATAAATATAGATTTTTAACACAGGAAGGTTCTGTTGAGTATGATGACGTGAACTACTCAGCAACAGATGTGTGGCACCAAGTTGTTGCTCTAAGAAGAAGTGGCACTAAAGAAATCTGGGTAAACGGTGTTTTGCTTGGTACAGAAACCAGTACAGCAAACATATCTTCTACTGATGCAGAATTAGTAATTGGTAAGGATTATGCATCGTCTACAGGTAATCTGTATTCTGGGTCAATCGCACTGGCTCGCATCTCAGCCACAGCCCCATCCCCCGAACAGATTGCCCGTATATATAACGATGAGAAGCATTTGTTCACTGAGGGATCACAAGCCACGCTATACGGCTCCTCTGATGCGGTAACAGCTTTGGCCTATGACGATAGCACAAACATTCTGTCGGTAGGCACCAGTGCTGGTCGTAGCGACTTCCAAGGTCTACGCCGTGTGAACAATACGACAACAGGCGTAACAACATCAATCAGTGCCTCCAATGGCTTAATCGTGGAGCAATAATATGACAGTTCGTGCAGAAAAGCCGTCAGTGAACCTACGGGAAAAACTGGCAGAACTAGACAAGCCCACAGGCATAGCTGGTGAGGCAATGCTTCGGGCTGAGACACCACAGGAACAGTTTAACCTGATTGGTGCAGGGCGTAGGAACCTGATTATCAATGGTGGTATGAACGTAAGCCAACGAGGTGATTATTCTTCGGCTACAGCTACAACAAATAATGCTTATTATTTGGACAGATGGAGAATATCAAGAGTTGGTGTTAGTGGTACAATGACGCACACAGATAACTGGCAGCGACTTGATGCTACGTCATCTGCTACGGGTACATACCGTGTTCGTCAGCCATTTGAACTACAAGACATAAGTCGTCTCGCTGGGAAAACAGTTACACTTAGTGCAAGAGTGAAATCTAATTCTTCTAATGCTCGCCTGTTAATCTCCGCCGATGGCTGGCTTTCTGGTCACGGAAATTCGGTACACAGTGGAAGTGGGCAAGAAGAATACCTAACACTGACTGTGACTTTACCTGATAGTATATCTAGTTCAAGTTCTGCTGACGTTGGTTTCGATGGTCCTTTAAGTGTTGACACTTCAATACAGTCGGGAGACTACATTGAGTTTACCGATGTCCAACTAGAAGTAGGCAAAGTCGCCACCCCCTTCGAGCATCGG